CGAAACCGGAAGCGGTATCCGCATTAGCGAGGTTCGGGAATAAAGCAACATCATTGCCAGCGACCACTAGGCCACGCATACTGTCATAAAGTAACCAGTTCGCGGTTCCGCCCACAGCCCTTTTGATTAGCAACCACTGGGGTTCCCACCCAAGAGATATAGCGTTGCCGTTCGCGCTTGTTCCAGAGTAGCTACCACACTTAATAATACTCTGGCTGCCATCGTCTCCAAAGCCTCCTGCGTCTGAGGCGAATAGGTAGGCGACGTATGTTTGACCTGAGCCATTATAAAAATCGCTTCCAAAATAAGTATCAGAAACAAAAAAATTGTTTGTTAGTGTTACCTCTGCATCTGTGCTGTCCAGTCTAAGCCTTCCATCTAAGCCACCATTGCTTAATGATTTGTGGAATACCTTCCAGTCGCCAACAGCATCAGTTCTTTTAATAAACATAGCCCCCGGAGTAGAACCAAGATTATGTGGTATTTCACGACCAGTAGTGCCATCCCCAGTATAAGTCACAACATCAAAGAACTTCTCAGCCTTGCGGAATGCCCAAGAGACCAGACTTCTCCCAGAAGTGTTAAATCTGGCATCTGCCCCAAGGCTAAAACCATCGGAATTGAAGGATGTTAAGCTAGTAGCCCTTGTCTCTTCTGCGTCAGTGTTTTCGCTACTTAGTGGCTTTGTTGCGCCTCTTATCGTGTCAAATAACCCGTGCGATTCTGCGTTGTCACGGTCTTTAATCCAAACCATGCCACCTTCGCCATCAAGATCAATGCCGTTGGTGATGGTCTGCGTAGACCCATTACCCTCATACAAATAAGTAGAGAACACATCCTCGACGTACAGAGACTCACCTGCATTACCTGCCGCTGCTGTCAGAGCTTTAGCTAATTTACTCATTACACATAGCTTCCTGTGTAAGCACCGTAGAGAGTTGTAGAGACTTTCCAGAACACCAGTGTGTCCGCAGCAGTCAGCGTAGGAGCGACATTTCCACCAGAAGTCACCCAAGTCATTGTAGGCCACGTTACTGTGTAGCTTGCACCTGCCTCTAGCTGTAAGACGATTGCGTCACCAGAGCTTAGAGAGTCTGTGAAGGTCGTGTTAGCCGAGAGAGTCTTGGTCTGTATTGCGCCGTTGGTAGCGTCAAAGGCTGTGCCTGACAAAGCGTATACAGTGTCTCGAATAGTTTTATTAGTAAGCGTCTGAGTCGCGGATGTTCCTGCTACGTCAGTAAGCGTGTTACTTCCATAAGCTATGGTCTTGTTAGTTAGCGTTTCAGTACCGGTAAGAGTAGCTAAACTAGACGGGAAAGTATTAGTTCCACTTGTTAAGTCTTTGTTAGTCAGCGTCTGAACGCCATCCAAAGTAACTACACTACCGCCGTTACCACCAACTTGTGCGTAAACGCGCCATGTAGAGCCGTCGTACACAAACTGAACATTAACCCCTGTTATGTCCAAAATTAAGTTTTCTGCAACCCCGTTAATAGTAGAGCTATTGCGCCCAACGGTTAGGTTGTTAGAGCCAAAACTAGCCCCCGCATCTGCGATAACAACTTGGTCGCCCGCGCTAGGAGAAGCAGGTAGAGTAACGGTGAACGCGCCGCCGCTAGTATCGGCCAATACGCCTTCTAAATTAGCAGTAGTATAATTAGCAGTTTTGGTGACGTAAGACACGCCCCCCGCAGTTGAAGCATCGATAACCGCAGCGCCTGCACCTGCGCCATCTGTGACAAGCATTACCTTAGCGCCATTGGCTACATCAACCGTAGCGCCTGTGCCCTGCTTTATTGTAATAGTTTGACTGCCCGAAGTGGCATTTTCTATCAACCATACTTTAGAGACGGTGTTTGGCCCAAGAGTTACTTCTCGGGTGGCTGTCAAAGATACTGCGGAAGTAATTTTTAAATAAAACGAGCGCGTAGCATCTGCTGTAGCGTCAGGCATGGTGAAGGTTTCGTTGGCGTCTGCCGCCATTTGCTTCGTGCCGTAGCTAAAACCGTCGGTAATCAGCTCAAGGTTTGTGTTGGTACTGGTGCCCCAAGTGCCGTCTTCATCGCCGGTTGTGATTTCTTTGAGTCTAAGATTGTTTACATAAGTCGCCATTTGCCCAGCTCCTACGCTGCTTTATCGACATCCACCCAACCGGGGGTCTGCGAATCTGTTACATTTGTCCAGTTAGGCGTCTGGCTATCGTCTATTGTAGTCCATCCACCAATTCTTACTATGCCTACGGCACCTATTGCAGTAACTCCAGTTGGAATTATAGTTTCGTTTACAGAGATTCCTACTGTCCCAACCGCACCTGTAGCGGCAACCCCTGTAACTACTGGAACTACTGCGTCTACGGCAGTGCCTATAGCACCTGTGCCGCTTACCCCCGTTGGATATACTATCCAGTTATACGCAGGAGTAACAGTACCAATGGCCCCCGCCGCTGCCACCCCATCAAATACTGGGACTACGGTATCGCCTTCGGCCCCCAGTGCCCCGGTACCCTCAACGCCTGTAACTTCAAAGGTTACAACAGTAACTACGTCGCCTATCTGGCCTGTACCTTCAACACCAGCCGGTACTACGATGTCGGCAATGAATATAGTTACATCACCAACCGCACCGGTTCCTTCAACGCCTATCGGGATGACAATGTCATCAACAACGACAGTAAAGCCGCCCATCTCGCCAACGCCCTGTACCCCTGTGGGTATTTGGACGCTGCTGTAGTTCGTTACTACGGTACCTACAGCGCCGGTTCCCTCGACGCCTGTGACGATTACTCCATCGCCTATCTTAACTTGCGCAGTGCCTACAGCACCGGTACCTTCTACGCCGACCGGAATTATATTTTCCGATACAGCTATTACTACTGTTCCTATTGCTCCGGTGCCTTGTACAGAGACGTTATAGTTATCGCCCCAAGCACCTTCACCCCATCCTTGGTTACCCCAAGTAGCTCCTAGGTTTAAAATAGTTCCATAGCCGTCCCATGTGCCCGTACCGAAGGTACTTTCACCGAAAGCTCGAACGGGTCCTTGGTAAGCCATGAGGCCCTACCCCCTACTTAAGCGATGCGAATAATCGCAGTAGCAGCCGCAGCGGCAGGGAACTGAATCTGAAAATCACCGGAGCTTACAGTCTGGTCACCGCCAAAGCTCAATACCGCACAGGCAGAGTTGGAGTTGGTGGTGTTGTAGATCATAGCGCCGCAAGTAGTGAATGAAGCAGAAGACCAAGTGGTGTCTGCAAAATCAGTGATTGCCGTTGTGCTGTCCGCAGTGGGGGTTACGTTAGTCAGAGTATTACCCCCTGCGCTGTAACCGGTACCGCTCGTCTCGTCACTGTTGCCGGTGATGTCAGAGTAGTTAGTGCTAGCCGCGCCATAGGTGCCTGTGCCAGCAGATGCTGACTTCAGCAGGGCGATTTTGAACACGTCTGCGCCATTGGTAAAATCATGTAAGCCCTTCAACAGTTCGACTTTGAAGCTGGTGGGCATCGCTGTAGTTACGGTAATAGCCATTATTAGCTCTCCAGTAGTTTTACAAGTTCCGGGTGCCCAGCGGCTCGGAATTGGTTTGCCAAAGTGGTGTGGTTAGACTTAACTGCTTGGTGCATATACTGCACCAACACCCCACGAATTTGATTTTTAAAGGCTTCCGCCTGCTCCCGTATAGCTGGGTGGCAGTTCCCGCCTACGTAGATAATCTTGTCCAGTGCCTGCTCTGCAAGCTCTTCTGGGGTAAAGCCACGGCCAGACACTGAAGCCACCGCAACATTACCCATTTCTACCCCACCGCTCGCGCTAAACATCTACCGCACCCCTACTCTTAACTGCCCGTCCCTGTAGGCGTCTCTGCGTAGCTTACCGTCGCCCATATTCCTTAACAAAGCAATGGCCTGTACGTACATCTTCTCGTATAAGGCCACCATATCCGGCTCACCCTTGATAAAACGTATAGCCTCGACCAAAGCGCCATTTAACAACGCAGAATCAAACTCATCACCTAACCATGTAGTACCAGCAGTGACGATAGACTCGGGGTAGTAGCTAAAGTGCATTTCTACCGAATAGTTATCGTCCGGTGTAGGCCCAACAACAAGCGAAGTCTGGTCAAATACCGCATAATGCTTAGGTTGGCCTGTATCTGAAGGCCCGGGGTACGCCTCTCGAATAAAGTTTACGTCCTTGTTCAACAGGTACTCGTAGTCACCATCGCCGTTAATAACGGCCAAAGAGTAGACGTACAGCATCCCTGTCGGCATTGTCAGATACTTGTTTCCAGAGGTAAAACTACCCGTCTGGTTTTTACGTAGTGCGGGAAGTTCTACCGTGGTATAGATTTTCTGCTCGGCCTGATCGGTAAACATAGCAAGCTGCGCGTCCGTAAACGACTGCTCGCAAATGTCCTCAATATTGGTCTTCAGATCGGTGTAATTCACACCCTACTCCTTAAGCCATTGGGCCTCGGGCCATAGTACCTTTGGTTGCCGCACCTACACCGCGAATCTTAACACCGCTAGTCTTCATGTCTTTTGGTGGTTGGTTGCAGCAATCCGCAACGCTATACTTTACTGGCTCGTTAGGAAACTCGATAACCTTCGGGGCCTTTCTGCTTTCTCTTTTCATATCATAACTCCTAAGTTATTGATATAGTTACTTTTCCTACCAACCCAAACGCACTCATACTGTTTGCATATACGGGTTGTATCCGCGCCCGACTTGCTGCGTACTCCA